AGGACAAGATCGACAAGGACGGTCCCCCGTCGGCGGCCGACAAGGCCGTGCGTGCGCAGACGCTGCAGAAGTCGCTCTACGATGTCAGCCGGCTCGTCTGCGTCATCGAGGACCTCAATTGGCTGCAGTCCAGTCTGGCGAACGAGGCTGCATGGGAAGGCGACGAGTCGCCGATCCCGGCTCAGCTGAAGGGCCAGATCGCTTCGCTCGTCGGCACGCTCAAGGCGTTGGTCGACGAGGAGACGTCGGAGATGTTCACCGACGCCGAGAGCGAGGAGTTCGCGGAACTGATGGAAGGCGCAGCGAAGGCGGTATCGCCGCTCTCGCTTCGCAAGACCATCGACTTCCTCGAGCAGTCGACGTTCTCCAAGTCGGCGACCTTCGCCACGCTGCAGAAGGTGGGCGCGCGCAACTCGAAGGCTGACCTCGAGAAGATCCAGGCGGTGCACGATCATTCTGTGGCGCTCGGGGCTACGTGCGAGAAGGATGCTGACGGCGACATGGACAAGTCGGCAGCGGGGACGCTGACGAAGGCGGACCATGACACGCTGCAGAAGGTGGTGGCCGAGAACGAGGAGCTGAAGAAGGCCGTCGTATCAGCTGTCGAGGGCATCGGCGAGCTCACCAAGCAGATCGAGGCGCTGAAGAACACTCCTATCGCTCCGACGCCCACCAACCGATACCACGTCATCTCGAAGGGCGCTGACGATCAGCCGCACCCGGCACAGCTTGACCCCGGGCAGGCGATGGACTTTCTGAAGACCGCAGATCCGGGCGTGCTTGCTGCGGCTGCCATCAAGTTGAGCCAGGCGATGGGTGGTCGACCGATCACCTACGCTTCGCCTGCGCCGAAGACTTCCTGAGGGGCCGGAGACGGCAAGACCCTCGCCTTGACTTGACGACCGAACCTCCAACCTCCAACAGGGAAAACTCACCTCCATGGACGCCAACACCATTGCCCAGACGCTCGCTGCGTTCCGGGCTGCCTACAAGTCCCCCATCGCCGACCCGCGACTGGGCGACATGCTGCAGAAGAGCACCTTCGGCCAGTCGAACTCGCCCACGTCGGGCCTCACGTTCTACGACCTCGAGCTTGGCGCGAAGTTCCTCTACCCCGTGCTCACCCCGCTGCGCAACTCGATCCCGCGTGTCTCGGGTAAGGGCGGCATCCAGGCCGCTTGGCGCGCGGTGACCGCGATCAACACCTCGGGTGTCCGCATCGGCGTCTCGGGCGGCAACCGCGGCGGCGTGATGGCTGTGGCGACGCAGGACTACACCGCGTCCTACAAGGGCATCGGCCTCGAGGACAACGTGGACTTCGAGGCGCAGTATGCCGGCATGGGCTTCGATGACGTGCGCGCCATCGCGGCCAAGACGCTGCTCGAGGCCACGATGATCGGGGAAGAGATCCTCATTCTCGGGGGCAACTCGTCGGTCAACCTCGGCCAGGGCGGCACGCCGTCGCTGACCGCGAGCACGTCGGGCGGCACGCTCGCCACCCAGACCCTGTCCGTCATCGTCGCGCCTCTGTCGCTCGAGGGCTTCCTCAACGGCAGCGTCGCCGGCGGCGTCCAGGGCTCGATCACCCGCACCAACGCGGACAGTTCGAGCGACACCTTCGGCGGTGGCACCGGCAAGCTGTCGGCCAATGCCACGGTCAGCGTGACCGGCCCGACTGGTTCGGTCGCGGCAACCACCGCCGTCAAGACCGGCGCCGTCGGCTACGCCTGGTTCTGGGGCGCTGCTGGGTCCGAGGTTCTCGGGGCCATCACCACCATCAATTCGGTGGTCATCACGGCAACGGCGACCGGCACGCAGACTGCCGCTTCGCTGGGCACCGCGGACAACTCGGCCAACACCCTCGTCTTCGACGGCCTGCTGACCCAGTCCTTCAAGTCGGGCAGCAACGCCTATCTGGCCTCTCTGGCGACCGGCACCGCCGGCACGGGCACGCCGTTGACTTCCGACGGCGAAGGCGGCGTGGTGGAGATCGACACCATGCTGAAGTCCTTTTGGGACAACTATCGCCTGTCGCCGACGGACATCTGGGTGAACTCCCAGGAAGCGCTCAACATCTCGAAGAAGATCTTGGCCGGCGGCAGCTCGTCCAACCTGCGCTTCACCTCGGACATTCGCGACGGCATGATTGCCGGTGGTGTGATGGTGAAGGAATACCTGAACCGCTTCTCGATGGCGGGCGGTCAGGTGATCCCGATCCGCATCCACCCGAACATGCCGGCCGGCACGATCCTGGCCACGACGGGCAAGTTGCCCTACCCGCTGTCCAACGTGGCCAACGTGATGCAGATCCGCACTCGTCAGGACTACTACCAGATCGAGTGGCCGATCCGCTCGCGTAAGTACGAGTATGGCGTGTATGCGGACGAGGTTCTGCAGCACTACTTCCCGCCGTCCATGGGGGTTATCACCAACATCGGCAACGGCTGATCGACTCGACGCACGGCGCGGGGGCAGCAATGCCCTCGCGTCTTTCGTTGGCTTGATGAACACAAGAGAAAGGAAGGGCGCCATGTCGCGCGTCAAGCTGAAGGTTCCCGGCAACATCTCCGCGCTGTCGCATGGCGGCGAAGAGTTCGAGGTGTCGGGTGGCTACGTCGAAGTTCCCGAACATGCGGTCGACCATCTCGTCGCTTCGCATGGCCTGATGCGGCCGAGCGCCGACGATGAGGTGAGCGAGGACGAAGCTTCGGCGCCGGTCGATGTTGACGATATGAACAAGGCCGAGCTGATCGCTTTCCTGAAGGGCAACGGTGTCGAGGTACCGAAGGGCGCGACGATCCCTGACCTGCGCCGGCTGGCGACGGAACATCTTTCGAGCAAGGGGTAACCCAATCATGGCCGCAGGTGACCTGACGTCTCTGAGCAACGTCAAGGCTTGGCTCAGCGTCTCATCGTCCGGAGACGACGCACTGCTCGGACGTCTGGTCACCTCGGCGTCTCGCTCGATCCTCAACTACATCGGTCGACCCAACCTGCTCGTCCATTCGGTGAACGAAGTGCGTAACGGCACGGGCACCGAGCGGATGATGATGCGCGAGTTCCCCGTTCTCGCCGTGTCATCTGTGTCTGTCAATGGGTCCGTCATTCCGGCGCAGCCCGTCAATCAGCCTTTGGCCGGCGGCTACATCTTCGACCCCTGGGACGGCCAGGACGCGTCGGGGCCACAGCGACTTCAGCTCATCGGCTACTCGTTCTACTGCGGATCGGGTAACGTCACGCTTCAGTATACCGCCGGGTTCCAGTCCGTCGAGGATGATGTAGTTCCGGTCGGAGCTACGCCCTCAATCGTTGTAGCGCGTCCGTGGGCCGGCGACGTGTCGGTGACCTATGCGACTGGTGCGGCGTTGACGCCTGTAGCCTCTGCGCCGGCTGTAGGGCAATATGCCGTGTCGGCCGGCACCTACGCCTTCAACACTGGCGACGGCGGACAATCGATCATCATCTCCTACAGCTACATCCCCGAGGACCTTGAGCAAGTGTGCAACGAGGTTGTCGGCGAGGCGTATCGCCGCAAGGACCGCATCGGCCAGGCGAGCAAGTCGTTGGGTGGACAAGAGACTATCTCGTTCATCCAGACCAAGCTCAACGCGACGGCGCAGGCGATGCTCGACCCGTACCGCCTCGTCGCTCCCATTGGGAGGTGACCTGTGGTTCAGTTCAGCGTTGCGCTTGTCGGTGATAAGGAACTCATCGGCAAGCTCGGCTTGGTTCCTGACCGCGTGCGCAAGTCTATTCGTGCGAAGGTGCGGGCCCTGGCCATCATGCTCGAGAACAAGGTCGCTTCGGAGAAGCTCACCGGCCAGGTGCTCAACGTGCGCACCGGCAACTTGCGTCGAAGCATCTTCAACGAGGTGACGGACGAGGGTGGCGCTATCCTCGGCATCGTCGGATCGTCAGGCGACGTTCGCTACGCCGCCATCCACGAGTTTGGGGGCAAGATCGACATCCCCGAGATTGTGCCTGTCAAGGCGCGTGTCCTCGCATGGGTGAGCGGGGGCAAGACAGTGTTCGCCATGCGCGCACGCGCACACACCGTGACAATGCCCGAGCGGTCCTTCTTGCGCAGTTCGCTTGCTGAAATGCGAGATGAGATCGTCGAGGGCCTGACCGAGGCTGTAGCGGAGGGGATGAAGGAATGAGCCCGGTTCCACCCATCGGGAGACCCACGCGCGAGCAGGTGATGCAAGCGCTCTTTCTTCATCTGCAAGCCATCGCGGACTTCAAGACGGCTGGTCGCAGGTTGAAGTTATGGGCCGACGTGCCGCCAGGTGACCAGCCCGCCATGTTCTTGGTCGATCATCACGAGAAGAGCACGCCACAGCCTCGTGGGTTGCCCAACAAGCTGCTGCTCCGTGCCAACGTCTTCATCTACTTCCAATCAGGCACAGACCAGACAGTGACGCCTGACACTTTGCTCAACGGCTATCTGGACGCTCTCGATGTTGCGTTGGCCCCCGACAACGTGATGGACGGTGTCTTCAGTCTCGGGGGAATGGTAGACCACTGCTGGGTGGAAGGCGAGACGCTCAAGGACCCCGGCGATCTAGATGGTCAGGGACTCATCATCGTGCCGCTCAACATCCTACTGCCGTAGGGTGTCGCTGTTCCTCAACCTCTACAAGGAGACCACGTTCCATGGCTATCTACACCTTCGGTTCCGGATACCTGTGGGGGGTGCGGACCGACATTGCGACTCCCACCCCGCGTCAGTTCGGGACGCTGCAGAGCGTCAGCATCGATTTCCAGTCCACGTCGAAGAACCTCTACGGCCAGAAGCAGTTCCCCGTCGCCGTCGGTCGCGGCACGGCGAAGCTGACCGGCAAGGCGAAGATGGGGCAGATCCAGGGCAGCGTCTTCGGGGACCTGTTCTTCAACACCACGCCGACGGCTGGCCGCGTCGTCGCGGTTCAAGGCGAGACGGCGACGATCCCGGCGACCGGCCCCTACACGATCACCGCGGCCAACGCAGGGCTTGCGGGGGTCAATTTCGTGGAGGACCTCGGCGTGGTCGACGCCACGACGGGCAACCCTTACACCGTGGTCGCATCGTCGCCGGCGACCGGGCAGTATACCCAGGCTGCTGGCACCTACACCTTCGCTGCCGCCGATGAGGGCAAGAAGGTGGCGCTGTCCTACCGATACAAGGACACGTTGACCGGCCAGACCATCACCTACACCAACCAGGACCTCGGCATTCAGCCGGTGTTCCAAGTCGTGCTGCGCGAACAGTTCCAGGCGCCGGGCGGCACGATGCAGGCGACGCTGACGCTCCACGCCGCAATCAGCGAGAAGCTGTCCATCGCGACGAAGCAGGAGGACTTCGACATTCCGGAGTTCGACTTCTCGTGCTTCGCCGATGCGGCCGGCGTCGTCTTCGACTGGTCCTTCAGCGACGTCTCGTAAGGAGGACCTCATGACCCAACCCAGCATCGTTGTCAAGATGGGCGAAGTCGAAGTTGTCTTCAAGCCCCTCAAGCTGAAGCAACTTCGGCTCGTTCTGCCGTTGCTCACCAAGATGCGCACGCTGCAGGCGACGGAGACCGAGTTCATCGATACGCTCGTGGAAATCCTGTCGCTGAGCGGCACGCGCACCGACGGCACACCCGTCACCGTCGAGGACATCATGGATATTCCCATGACTCTCGGCGAACTCGTGGACACCGTCCGACAGCTGTCGGTCATCAGCGGCCTCCGCGTCGAGGATAAGTCGACGGGGGAAGCAGCTCAGGAAGCGACGACGGCGAGCTAGACTTCGCCGAGCTCTACGGGCGGCTGGCCACGACCTGTGGCTACAGTTACCCAATGATAGACGAGCTGACGCTTCCTGACGTTCACGAGCTATACTCATACTGGGAACGACATCCGCCGTTGCACGAGTTAGTAGCGCACTTCGTCGGGTTCAAACCTCCGCCGAAGAAGAAGGCCGGTCAGAAGACGCTAACGCCGGACTTCAAAGACTTCTATCGTGCGATGACGGGCAGCAACCTCCCGGTGTAACACAGGCACCGCACACTACGTCCCCCGCTTCGGCGGGGGCGTAGACGAGTGGATGCACCAATGGCCGAGAACGAGGTTAACGTCAAGTTCGGTGCCGAGATCAACGGCTTCACCGAAGGCGTTGAGTCCATTAAGGAGAAACTCGAAGGACTCAACGGGCCTATCAAGGTTGTAGCCGAGTCTTTCGGTGGTTTGGGCGAAGCGGTGATGGCCGCCTTCGCCTTCAACGAGTTGAAAGAAGCTTTTGAGGCTCTCGCCGAGCCCTTCGAGAAAGTTGCCGAGTGGGCCGAGCAAATGGGCGAGCTCGGCGAGAAGGCGGTTGTCGCCTCTCAAATGATCGGTATGAGCGTCCAGCAGCTGACTGAGTGGCAGTTCGCTGCTTCGATGGTCGGCGTTAATAGCGAAGCCATGACGCACGCGCTCGAGCGGCTTGAGCGGTCGATGGCTATGTCCCAGAAAGGGACGGGCGCACAAGCTCAGGCGTTCAAGTCGCTGGACATCTCGGTAAAGGACAGTGAAGGCAACCTCAAGAGTGTTAGTGACATCGTAGGTCAGATCGCCGAGAAGTTCAGCGAAACTGCGGATGGGCCGACGAAGACAGCCGTCGCTATGCAGCTGTTCGGTCGAGCTGGTGCCGAGATGATCCCGATACTCGATCAAGGCAAGGAAGGCCTCGATGAGTTGAAGGCTAAGGCTGCCGAACTCGGCGTGACGATGGACGATACTCGCGCGCACGCTTTCATGGAAAGTGCAGACGCGCTAAAGGAGATGCACGCCGCAGCGACGGGGCTTAGCGAGACTCTGTTCTCCTACTTCGAGCCCGCGATTGTCGCGGTCATCCACGGCGTTACCGATCTGCTGACCAGCATCAACAATGCGAGCAAGGAGTCGTCTGCACTGCATGATGTCTGGACCGCGTTGGTCCTCGTCATCGACACACTGGTGGCGGCAGTCGCATTGCTCAGCTCATCCATCCAAGCCCTGTGGCAGGTGATCGCGGCTGTTACTGAGGGCATCGTCACCTCGCTGACGACTATCGGCAACGTCCTCGAAGACCTCGTGACCGGCCATTTCGGCCGAGCGAAAGAGGACCTGGTCAAGGGTCTTGACGAGCTCAACACGATCATCTCCGAGCGTGCAGAAAAGTTCGCTAAGATCGCAGAAGGCTATGCCGACACGATCAAGACGCTGTTTCGCAACGTCGGCGAAGCGGGGGTATCATCGGCCAAGCCTGAAGAAGTCCAGAAGCCGAAGCCCACTGAGCAGCTTCATTTTGACCCCTCAGGGGGCGGAAAGGCTGACGACAAGGAGTTTAAGTATAAGCTTGCTATGCTCGATATGGAGATAGCGGCTTACAAGAACAACTATGATATGCAGCTTCAGCTCGAGGACGAGAAGCTCGCACTCATCAAGGCCAAGTATGGCGAAGAAAGCTACGAGTATCAGAACG